AGTCCTCCTTTGGTTTTGGTATCTGCAGTTACTACCGGTGATACAATAAGTACCCGACTTCCAGTTGGAGTTCCTAAACCTTTCAGTTTATCGTTCAACTCCCTTGCTTCTTTGACCGAAATAAGGTCTAACTCAATTATTGACATAGTTACTGTTGTTTACGTAAGTTTGACACTATTCTTATTTGACTTCTAATACAGGCTCTTGATACTTTGTATCTTTTGGATAAAGTATCTATACTTATACCCGAGTTTAGACTTTTAACTATACTTATTCTATCTTTGTTTGATAGTTTACTAGCTGTTGCTTTTTCTCCATATCTACCATAACCAGAATTATAATGATTTTTCCACATAGGGTTTCTTCTACCTTTCAAACTCCTACCGTCTTTAATCATTTGTTCTAAGTTCTCCTTTTGTGTTCCCCAATACAAGTTATCAACCGAATTGTTTAGCTTATTGTTATCCTTATGACATACACAGGGCTTATTTTCCGGATTAGGTATATAAGCTTCAGCAACTAATCTATGTATTGAGTATTGCTTACCATTTAATTTTATCCTAAGATATCCCTCTCTATTGATACAAGGGGTTAATTCTCTCCAATAACCCTTTACTCTACTGTATATTTTACCTACATTAGAAATATGATACCCTATTAAATAGGGATGATTATCTCTTAAATCCATCTTGTACCCTTATGTTCGCACTTATGGTTCTTAATATATTCTCTCTTGATTCATAAGCTTTACATATACTTATGAATTTACTCGCATTGTACTCAGCCTTCATATACCTTTTTAATGCTCCTTGATAAGCCTGATTATTCTCTGCTTTATGTGCTGCAGCATCATTGTTAATGTTTCCAGATTCTTTGTAGTAAAGCCATGCCTTACTATAGGCTTGGTCCTTTGCCTTTTCAAGTTTATCCCTTTTATATATAAGCCTATCCCTTACCATCACCAATAGAGCATAATTAGATGGACTTCTACGTAAAGACTGATTGACTAGGTTCTCATCAATCATGAGTTCCTGGTCTAAATCAATCTCATAGGTTTTCCCTTGAAATAGAATCTTTAGTGTGTTTTTCTTAATCTGGGATAGACGTACTATCTTTTGCCTTTTTTCCATACAACACCTCTTTCACTGAAGTATTTATACATGGTCATAATGCTTATTCCATATTTGACCTTTATCTGTAGGTTACTCATACCACTCTCATAATCTTCTATCATCTTATTTATAGACTCCTCACTCAACTTAGGGCTTGGTATATTAAATCTACCGTCTCTTATACATTGTTGAGTATTCTCTTGGTTAGTACACCAATATAGATTTTCTACTTTATTATTTTCTCGATTATTATCCTTATGACCCACACACGGTTTATTATCTGGGTTTGGAATGTAGATTAAAGCTACCAACCTATGTATATTAAACGTATACTTAATCCCCTTATTATTTCTTAGGCTTACTATCAAGTAACCATTGTTCTTCTTTCTCTTAGCCATTTTCCTCCAAGTAACTCTATCTCTATACTTAGAGTACACATTACCTTCTCGAGTAACATGGTAACAATCAAAATCTGGTATATTACCTTTCATACATTCTCTTCCTAAACTCTCTCTTATTTTTCTCTATCTCTTCTGGATATAACTTAGGATAATCTTCTATTTCAATACCTTTGAACTTACGATGTTCCTCTAAGTACTCATCAGGATTAAAATCTGGTTCAAGCATCTTATTGTAATCATACCCAGGTATAAATGGTAACTCTTCTGCCATTGACCTACCTATAGTTATATCCATCGACATACTTACGTCGTCTATCTGGAAGTTGAAGTATTCTTTAGTATTTGGGTTACGGCAAGTTTCCCAAATCTCGTATACTACCCAGGTATTTATATATTCGGGACTTACCAAGTAATAGGTAGCATCATGAACATTACAAGTCTCTTGCATAAATGGTAACTTACCTTGCCTCATTTTCCAATAGTTTAGGATTGAAGCGAATAAGTTCATATCTGATGCAGCTGATTGACATGGCATATTAACCGATAATCGTACTGCGTATGCTGCTTCCTGCTCGTTATCCGAATATACCTGGGGTAACCTTCTCTTCCTACCGAACAAAGATTTAATATATCCATGTTTTATCAGTACCTTCTCCTGGTTAATCATGAACTTCTTAATCTTTGGGTGCTCCTGGAAGAATTCATTCAACTGTTGTTGAGCTTCATCGGGTGTTACGATAATACCAGCTTTTGGGTCAGATAGTTTAACTGCAAGCAGTTTCTTCTGAATACCATAGATAATACCAAAACATATCTGCTTTGCCTGCTTCCTTCGGTTTTTCCAAAGCTTATAATCGGGATGTTGTTCATCACTGTAAGCTTTGTTTGCTTCCTCATACGATACACCATACTTATTTGCTGCAATAGCAAGGTGAGGGTCCTGTCCCTTGGCAAATGCTTCAAGATAAGTCTCATCCCCTGAAAGATGTGCCATGATTCTTAACTCTGCCTGAGAGTAGTCAAGTGCCATGTATAGTTTCCCTTTGGGAGCTACCAACTGTTTCTTGATATTAGCATCTACCGAAGTTTTGGGTATTTGTTGGAGGTTAGGTTCAGAACTACTTAATCGGCCAGAAGTAGTACCAATAATTTTGAATTGCCCGTGAATTCTATCATCATCCTGAACTTTATCATGCCATCCCTCAATATAGGTTGTATACATTTTCTTTAACCCTCTCAACTCGAGAAGATTATCCAGGAAGATTGCTTTGGGACTTTCAGGGTCTTTAACCGTTAATCGAAGTTCTACCAACGTATCCTCATCGGTACTCGGCTTATCGGTATCACGATTAGTTTTCTTATCCTTGGTATATTTTATGATAGGGAATTTGAACCCCTTTTCGGAATACAACAGTAGAGGTAAATCAATTGTACTTCCCAAGTTTACTTCTCGGGTTAATTCCAATTCTTTTTTAGTGGTGAATACACCTGCTCGGATATTGGATATTTTTTGCTCCCTGCTTGCTATTTTCCGTGCGTCCTTTGGGTTATGATAATCCAGGTCTTCAAGTTCACTTTCAATAGATGCAAGGTACTTGCTTATTCTTTCTTGAACAAGCCATCTAGAGAATTTTTTCACTCGTGGAAGATTCAAGCAATTAGAAGTTGCTTGTTCAATCTTTGGCTTGTAAGATTCAAGCAGTTCCTGATTGAATTTCCTATCGAGGTATAATCCGGTTTTTTCAGCATGCTGCAATACCCTAGAAGCTGGCATAATCAAATGCCTAAACAAGGGGTACATGCCAATCTCTATTAGCTTACTTTCAAAGAACATAGCTAACCTAAGAGTATAATCGGTATCCTGACAACCATACTTGCATAATGGTTCCAAGGGTTTCTTATCCCAAGGTATCTTGTCAAACTTCTCTGCCTTCTCGTAATCGCCATGCTCTGGTAGATACCTTCTAACCATTGACTTCAGGTCATTGGGTTTCTCTTCATTTAGAAGATACTTCATAAGCATTCCATCCAGAACAGTACCTCTAACATATATCCCATACAACTCGAATATCTGAAGGTCAAACTTCAGATTCCATCCCACTTTAGTTATATTGGGATTCTCAACCACCTTTCTACCAAAATACTTTAACCAACGTTTCCAATGAGGGTTTTCATATTCGTGGTGACATAATGGAATAGATACACCAGAACCAACTTGAAAGGTTACAGATAAAATTGTGGGTTTGAAGGTTTTATTATAAATACCTTCTGCATTTGTCTCGAAGTCGACGGAAGCTATGCCGGTTTTCAAACAAGCTTTCACAAGCCGCTTGACTTGTGAGAAACTTTTGATTATGTCATATCTTGACTCCATGTTTATTCTTATTATATGCAGTATAGAATAGATTTTTACATGACCCTAAGTCTGATGTATTCTTTACTACTTGAAAGATACCGTTCTTTACTCTTTTTTATATACCCTGCTCTACAAAGAAGACAGCATAACCAATATAAATATGCTGTCTTAGCTCCTGTACTTTGTAAGTAAGTATACCTAAATGTCTGACCAACTTCTTTATTTTGTAGAAGTTTTATCAAGTTATATATAATGTCTCCTTTCATAAGAATTATAAAATCATGTACTCGGAGCGGGAATCGAACCCGCACGACCATTACTGGTCACAGGATTTTAAGTCCGGCGTGTCTACCTAT